TTGAAATCGGAAACGAAAGGTTGAATTGTTTTTATAGGCATTTCATTTACAAAATCCGTAAATTCACTCCATGAAGAAAACGATTTTGTTCCCTTCGGATTTCCCAAGAGTTCCCCCAGTTTTGATGCAAGTGACTGCATCGTCATTTGTGCGGCATCTCCGCTACTTTGTAAAACCCTTACATTTGCGGCATCTGTCACGGTCGGAAGTTCATTTTCATACACGTCATTTCCTGTTGCAGCAACGGCAGCAAATGTTGAAGTTTCTGACAAAGCCATAACCATTCTTGTGGAAACCATGTCCACCATCTCATCCACTGTTACATTCTGTTCGTTACCGTCTTTATCAACAGCCTTAAAACCAACAATATTGTCTAAATTCAAATCACTCATAATATCCTAATTTTATAAAGTTCTTATATAATTTTTCCACGCTTTTGAAGTGCCGCCAACCGACTTGTACATCTTCTTTCTGCCGCCTTTTATTTTATACCGGGAAAGATTGTTCCTGTCATAGTTAACGGGGTAATCCGGATTGTCTTCGTTGGCATACGCCTCCATTTCGTATGAGATGGTATAATACGCCGAACTCGCAGGATGGCAGATAGGGTTTCCCTTAATCCACTCAACAAAATACCGCCAGTAGTATTTTACCCATGAGCCGACAGCCTGTGCCTGACGCAGGTGTATGGTTTCGTGAGTCATACTCTCCTTACCTGCATAGGTCTGCATGTACTTCTCTATGTTCTCTTTGTTCTCAATACGGTAGATCATCCGTCCGCACCACATCATGAAACGGTATCCCTTGAAAGGATAATGCTTCATGGAAAGCAACCGAGGAGTGTCAAAATCACCCGGCTTGCTTGAGAACAGCATCTTGATTAATTGCCATAATTCTTTCATACTACTCCTTCTTTTTATCCAGATAATCATTCAGTGAGTCCGCCAGCAGACCGGGCAGCATGGAGGTGGAGCGTCTTATGATATCCACCTCTTCTTCGTCAATCTCGACACCTTCAGCAGTAGATTTGAATATCTTCTCAGCAAGGAGATGCGCCTTCAAGCCCGCTACGTTCTTATATATCCAGTCACCGAAGGCCTCAGTGATGTTACTGGCTATAAGCTTTTCTTTTTTAATCCCATCATAAATAGGGAATTGTGCAAAATTTATTCTCATACTTTATATTTAAATTATCCGCAATAAAACATAACCCAATAATTACCCATACACTTAATGAAGCCGGATGCAAAATCCAAATCAATATAAGACACCTCCTGTCCTCCGGGAGCAGGCAGGATCCGTCCTCCTGTCAATCTTACTCCGCCGCTCATACGTTTGAAGTATATAGTATGTCCCGGAACATCCGGAGGAAGTGTCACTTCTATATTGCCCGTATTAATAAACATCACATTATCATCATTGTTATTCAGGGGAGTGCTGACGGATATGTTCCTCCAGTTGCCAACTATGCCACGAAGAGAAACATAGCTGTCATTGTTCGGATGAAGGAAAATGTTACCTCCCTCCACGAATAGAGGAATGCTTGGAGTCTTGATGTGCATCCCGATCATGACATTTAGACTCTGTATGTCAATTCCAGCATCATACTTAATCCCTTCAATGGTGACAAACTGCGTGTTTCCCCCGATTCTTACGTTTGCAAATGTCCTTTCGTTATAAAACTCAATTTGTCCGGCAGACAGATTGAAACCGACGTATTTATTTGTTTCATTTTCATAAAGGATCTTTGAGGACAATACCCCCGAAATGATGGAGAACGGGCCAATACGTCCTTTATCCGCCGTGATTGTTCCTGTAATCTCTGCTAATTTGCATTTAAAATACCCGGTTTCACCGTTGATAAGAAGAGTTTCACCTTTGTCATTAAAAGACTTGAGAACCTTGTCTTTGAACATGAAGCCGGCTACATTCGCACCATCGGCAAACAGGGTGTCAGTAGCGATATTCACAAACTTCTGCATGGCTTCCCAGTTCGAATCCCCGTTGGCTGATGTGGGTGCAGCGGTAACGGAAGCACCGTAATTCTTTACAAGGAAATTATAATAAACTCCCCCTATCAGATATATGACCTTATCCCGGTAATCCGCATTCCAGACATAAGTCTGTCCTGATGTGAATACACCTCTGTCACGGGGAAACGCCCCTGTTGCTCCTGTTGCTCCTATGGAACCATCATTAGCAACACCCACCCCTTTTTCAGCGATAAAATTATTATTCCATGCGTTCGCGTCCGATGCGGATTGATAAGCCCGGACGGCAAACTGGGTGTATCCGGCTGTCGCTGGAACGGATATCTGATTGCTTAGGGTAGCACCTACATGCGCCAGCCAGCTTCCGTTGTATTTGCGTGCAGCAAGATAGAACCTGTTCGTATCGCTCACATTACCGCCTACATTCTGTTTCATGGTAACGACAAACGCTGACGGTGACGGTGTGCCCGTACTGGTAAAGTTTATTGTGCTTACCGGGCTGTCAAGCCAGTACGAAGCGGACGGTTCGACACCGGAAGTCATTTCCTGCCAGTCGGAGTTGACAGCCTTGTCCGATCTCTTCCCGGAAAGTATGTAACCGCCATCCTTCTTCCTTAGATAACGTCCACCTCTCACACGAAGAAGCGGAAGTGGCGGATTGGATGTTTGAACCTTGCTTAAGTAAGATCCTCCGGCAAACGATACTGTACTGTTTTTCGCATACGGAGTATTGGCGGATTCCCAATGACCTGCGGCTGTGATACTCTCACCGTCAGCCCCGTCCTTACCATCTACAAGCATGGGGACGGTTTCAACATCCACTATCTGGTCATTCACATAGAAAACAAACTTCAATGTCTTCTTGAAATTTCCGCTTGATATGGCTGTATTGTTGTTTATGGTAGTTTCAGATCCACCGTCTATACTGTATTTCAATGTACCGTCCGTTGTGGTGGATATCACGCCCCCCACTGACTTTTGCCTGTAACATGATACGGAAGACACGCTGTAGTTCCCATTCTTGTCCTTGCTTACAGAAGTGGCAGAAACGATTATACTGTATAGCACGGCATCTGAACCGTCCGCACCTCCACGGACCCCGGCTACAGTGAATGACAGATCACGGGAATACTGCTGCCCGTTCTTTGTAGCCCTGATTGTGATCTTCACCGTGTTTGTCGCAGCAAGAGTAGCTCCGGCAGATACCGATATTGTCACCACTCCCGTATTCTTGTCTGTCGCACACAGAAGATTTGTGTCAGGTGTACAGGTGATGCTGTCAAGCGTGAGCTTCTCCGTTCCATACCACATACTGACAGTTGTATTCCAAGTCTGTGAGGACACGACCTTCCCGTCTGAAGTAAGGGCTGCATTGACCATCTCGTTATCAAAGTCCGCCATGATGGCATTCTCCCCGTCCTTACTCCAGCGATGCACCACGGCAGGAGTGCTGAACTCTGACCATACACCGTTTTCCTTGAAACGCTTGCAACCCCATTCAACCTGATGATCAGCGTCCACTCCTACAAAATCATCCGTCCATCCTTCAGGGATATAATCATCCTTCTGCTGGCTGTCCGGTTTTGCCGGAGGATTGTCTATGATATTGCCTCTTGTGTAGATATACTCATAATCCTTACCGTCTTTTCCGTCCGATATCATGAGCTGCCATCTTCCGTCCTGATAGATGTAGGTAGCACGGTCAGTCGTGTTACGGTATGAATCACCGTTTTTCGGATTGGCAGGAGCCGTGGCAAATTCACCAAGGAAAGTGATACTCTCACCTTTCAGTTCACGCCCGTCAAGCAGCATATCCCAGTCTTCGTTAACCTCCCAGTCGGCAGGTTTCCCGGCAAGATAATAACCACCGTCCTTCTTTCTTAAGAAATTGCCACCTTTGACACGCAATATTCTGATGGGAGGATTGGAGGTTTCCACCTTGGATATAAAGACACAATTGGCAAGAGTGACCATTGTATTGGCTTTGTACGGGGTTTTGGCGGATTCCCAATGACCGCCACCTACTACGGACAAACCGTCAGCACCGTCCTTACCTTTGAACAGCGACCATGTGTAGTCGGAAGGGTTGCTGCTCTCCGTGACGGTCTCCTTATTGACTGCTATGCCTATATACTTGGTGTTGTCGTTCGGCTGCTGGTACATACCCGTACCGTCCGCGTTATCCGAATAAGCTATCCATGTGTAATAAGTTTTTCCGTCAGCTCCGGGTGCACCGGGAACACCCTGCTCACCCTTTATCTCACTCCATGTGTAGTCAGAAGGGGTGTTGCTCTCCACCGCACTCGTCTTGTTGTAGGCGAATCCGATATACGCTTTCCCTGTAGGATTATTGCTGATACCTCCGCCCTGTGCGTTGTCGGCGTATCTTATCCATGTATAGTAAGTAACACCGTCCTTTCCCGGCGTTCCGGGAACACCTTGCGGACCTGTCGCTCCGTCCGCTCCTTCCGCCACTTGTTTCAACCACGCCGGATTACCTTCTGACGGTTCTGTTGTCGTTCCGTTATCATCAACACACAACCACAAAGCCCCGTTATGTGACACCCGGTCATAGTAGGCGTACTTCCCTGCAACCCATTCACCCTTGTCCAAGGGTACACGAACCTTGTTTCCCGTTATCTCATCTATCTGGAAGATAAGCCCAGTCAATAAGACCTGTTGCAACACGGCTGAATATTTCTCGCAATCAATTCCGTTAACGGTCATGCCCTTTTTTTTGCCGAACCACGCAGGCATCTGCGCCGGCTCCGGGTCCCAAGTGTTGGCATTGTCAAAAAATGTAATACAGTTGTTTCCGTTGACTGAATCAATAAGTATATAAGTCTGGCGTTCCGGGTCCGTAAAGTTACCTGTTTGTGCCAATACCATCTGCTCGGCAGGTTTCCAGTCAGAATGCCCCGGACGGGGAATGACAGTAAACTTCTTGGCTGTATAATCTGCGGCAGTCACCCGGAATTTCATTTCTTCAAAGCCGTTCAGCTTGCCTTCGCTATTTTTAGTCACAAAATAGGTGGTAAGGATATCATCAACAAACTGGCTCAATCCGTCCGCGTCCGTCAGATCGGGAGTGATGGTGTAGGTTCCATCGCCGTTATCCACGTATGACAATACGGTACAACCACCACCGGGGGAGTTTACCATACGTCCTTTGAAATAGGTTGTACGGTTATAGGCTATTTCAGGAACAAACAAACGCTTACGAAATACACCGCTTTCCATTTCAAGATTGCCCTTTTCGTCTATGTATCCACCTAATACGCCGGTAACGAAATCACCGAACTTGGCATATTTCTTAATGACAGTTCCGCCCAGTAATGATAAAAGAAAATTTGTAGAGTCCTCCTTGTCTTTGCGCAAAAAATATTTAGCCAATTCACTTATATTTGCACCTCCCGATATGGCAACAACCCTGTCTTTATTGGTTCTTATGTAAATAGAAGGATTATTATCATCATTATGTATGTATATCTCTCCCTCATTCAACCCTTCCAGTCGCTTTTCAAATGACGGGGATATTTTCGGTATAATCGGATTTCCTTCATCATCCGTTTCCGAACCGTACCACAATATCTTTATAGGACGATTTCTAGCCATGATTACACGTAATTTTCATTAACAAAAGCAGCTTTCGCCTTCTTATATTTCAACACATCGTCCTCTTCTGGATTAGTTAGTAAAAACGCGATTCCTGAAGATGAAGTTGCAATCTCTGTTTTGCCTCCGATCCCGGCGATATCATTTTGTCTAGGGCGTAAAGTCACTTTATATATAAACATCTGTTTCTTACCTATTGTATCAATCTTTTCCGGGACAGAATCCCCTTCCCGTACAAACAAATTACCGTTTATGCTGACGTGAGAAAGGCAAAGTACCTTATTTATAAACTCCGCTATATAATACGGAACGCCACAACTTGTCCCGAAAACAAAATCAAATGTTTTATAAGGGAGAGAATACATTTCTATTATCTCCTGCTTCTGATTCACAAACTGTTCGTTTTCAACTTTCAACTCCACCCCATCCGGCTTGAATCCTCCTATTATTCTGAACTGGAACATCTGCCGAACCTCATCAATCCAGAATATATTATCAAACGCAGAATTATTATCTTTATGGGAATATTCAATCAGAATAGAATCACCTATATTCTCACACACGCAGAACTCCTCACATTCTTTATCGCCTATAGTTACTGTATATATCCCCTCCGAAGGAGATAATGAGGCATAATACATCTTAATGCTTTCATTTACATCATAAGTAAGCAGTGTTATCTTGGAGGAAATATTGCCGATCTTATCATTCAAATAAGCTGAAGGTTTTTCGCCGTTATCACAAAAGATTTGCAGCAGGATGTTGTCTGACACAGAAAATACTTGTCTGAAACATCCAGCATTTGAATATTTATATTTCAGCGGTTTAAAGAATAACGGACAAACATCTCCGATTGATATCATAGTCTTTTCGTAAGTTTCTAGTAACTTGTGACTTCACAAGCTTTCATTGCAAATATAACAATTAAAATTTGAATCTTTATAACGAATTTAAATTTTTCACGATCAAAGTTACCTTTGAACTTTGTGATTTTGTAAAATTGTAATCAGCCTGCTGATAATATCCCTGTACAACTTTGCCTTGGTATTCCATTTCAACAATTCCTGTAAGATCTTCCGGAAGTTCCACATCCGAAGTCTCAAATTCCACCTCCGCCACAGTAAACATCCTTTTTGAAAGAATTATATCCCTACTTTCCCCCATTCCATCAATACCCACATCACTATTACCATCTGATGACGCAAAAGTAAGCATCTCAACAGATGAGCCGATGTATGCTTCATTGGCCAAAACCATAGAAGAAGGGGAAAACATGGCATTGAACATTGTGTCAGGGCTGAGAACGCCACCCATAAGATAATCCCTGTTCAATATATACTTAAGTCCAGACGAATCAGATTTTACCCCTACCATAAATAAATCAGTGTCACTTTCGTTGTCTGTAGTATCTTCACCTATCTTGTCAGCAAGGAACTCTATGCCGTATGCGTCCGCACGGTATGGAGATATCATTTCAAGGCTATTGTCCGTCATGGTCACGCCTGTGGTATATTCATTCGTAAAACGGAACTCATCCTTTCCATTAGCCGTGTCGTAATCCTGTTTGTCAAAGCCTATCCGTATCCGAGAATACACCAATGCAGAATTAACCTTCATCTCATAATCAGATAAATCATCTATCCTTTTGACAACATCATCCGAGAAGTATTTGCTTCTATGCCGAAAAGTTACTGTATTCCCGGATATGTCGTAAGCATAACCAAACACATAACTCATCCAGTTTGCAAATTTGGTGAAGGATGTATATATTTTGGCTCCAGGAATCTTACGGGCTGATTCAGCCGCCAAGAGCATACAATTATCAAGCCTTCTATCTCCTGTCCCCTCAATCACTCCAGTCAAACCATCTTTCTCTCCATTAATACTTTTAAGCAATCTGTTCAGCAATGTATCGGGCTTTATAACATCCATCTCAACAGGGTTTATTCGATTTTTCCATGATGCTTTAAAATAACTTGATGTTGAGACTTTGTATGGCAAATCCGGCAATACAGGTACAATCTCTTCTTTCTCATTGACATACATAGCTCTCACTATTATTTTATCATTATGCAAAAGACTTATATTGTACGATTCCGAAACCTTCTTTTCCACTGGCGTTTCTGATTCTGTCGTAAGTTCAAAACTTCCTATCACCGTTTCCGTAGTCACCGCTTCCCCATTACTATCAATCTCATTACTTATCTTCATAATCTGGAGCCTCACACCTCTTACATCATATCCCAAAGCACCAGACTGATATTTCCTAAACACAAACATATCAATATTAAACTCTATATTTATCCTAATTGATTTCAGAGCCTTTATCGAATATACATCATCACCACCTACTGTTTGATCATTAAATTCAAGAGACCCCTTTATTAAGGAATCACTGGCAGTTATATATATTGGCATTGGTGACATTTTCTTGCTGAAATAAACATTAATAAGAGTGTCATCGTCTTCCAATGTATCACCTGTAGGAATCCATTTTGCTGATTCTGAAAGTTCAAGTCCGTCATAAACAAGAGGAATGGGGCTTTTCACCTCTTCGACCGAATATTCATATTGAGTTCCTTTTTTTGACTTTATCATGGACGCCACGCTATCATCCACGGCATTTATCTGTAAGATACGACCATTATCCTGCAATGTAGAAAAATTGAGAGCGCAACTAAACCGTTCATTATACAACCAACTGTTATTTCTTGTACTTATTATTATTGAGGCAGAAGCATTCAAATAATCTTCATCATATTGTTTTAACAGCAATTTTCTAGCATCCCCAGCAAAAGAAAATTTGTTGGAAAATGTACGGATAACACCGTCATAGTCATTTCTCTTGAAACTAGCCTTCACCTCGTCCCAATTTTCAAGATCATCAGTAACCCTGTACTTCAGACCATTTATAAGTAACTCACATCGATAATACATAATTATTTCATTTTACGATTCAACCCATCGATTTCGTCACATGTCTGCCTTACAAGACAGGCATAAGATCCGGCGGTCCATTCTTTCGGATTGATATACATCTTATTATACTTCCCAATAGCGACAACTTCATTTATAAATCCACGTTTTGTAGGCTTCTCCTTCAGTTCCTCATTCTTTTCCTTACTTATCTTATCCAAATCATATTGTGCACGGGAATTTAATGCGGATATTCTAGCATTCATAGCCATTACATCACCTTTTTTACACGAATAACCTATCTTCATCAGAATATCACGCACCTCATCATACATTTTCAACTTCATCATGTTCTCACATGCCTTCATGCACTCCACAGTCATTGCAAGATTCATACGCTCATTACAATTCAATATCTCAGAGAACAACTGTTTGCTCCCGACAATTTCTATATAGTCATTGATAATTTTTGCCGATGCAGCCCCTTTGTCCTCATCGTCAAATTCAATAGTATTGCTATCATTGGTATAAATCTCTATAAAAACGGACAAGGGAAGTTCATATATGTCACTTGTATACCTCATAATCAGATACTTTTTGAAAATTGCTGATAATTGTTTTCTCTTATCGCCTTGGCTAATTTTGCAAATCCTATCTGCTGTGATTTTTCCAGATGCCCTATCTTTTTCTCCAGTTCACTATAATCATTAACTATTGATACAGGAGGAAGATCGTTTTCGCTTCTATATGCCATAAGACCATCAAAATCATTTGCATGAGCCTTTATCCTGTCCATATCCACTGCATAAGGTATAACCTTCGCACCTTTAGGGATGTCAACCAAAGTAGGGACAGACGGAGTAATATACGCTCCTTTTTCAGTAACAATTGTTTCAGGAACACCACCATCACCCACTACAGCCAATCCGCCTTTATGCGAATCAGTACCCTTGGCATACTTAGGTATAGGTTGTGATGCTATCACAGCTATTTGCGCAGCCCCCATAGCCGCCGCAATACCAGCAAGTACGAAATTAGGCAACGCCTTCGCTACAGCCAAAGCCGTTGCAATAGTAGCCTGTATGATGCTATTGGCTTTATCCCATCTTGCCTGTTTTTGTTGCAATTGAGCTTTCTTCTTCTCCAATTCTTCATTTTTTCGTGCTGTTTTATCCTCAGCGGCACGTTTACGGGCCTCCGCTTCTTCCGAACTGATAGCACCTGTTTCTTCAAGACGCTCAATCCTTGCCAGTTCTTGTTCCCCCGCTTCCTCATTGGCTTCCTGCTCCTCTTCAATTTTGGATATGCGGTTCTCGTATATGTTCTGCATCATGGAATTCAAACCGTCAGAGATTTTAGCCAAACTTCCTAAAACAAGCTTAAGCCTTTCTCCATTTGACATATTAGCCCACATATCAGAAAAAGAACCACCTGCCTCTTGGGCTTTTTTGGCCAAATCTCCAAGCACATCATTAATCCCTGAGAAGAAATCTGCAAACCCGCTTTGTTCGGAAGGAAAGGAATCTGTAATGTTTTTCAAAGCATCCGCCCAATCCTCTACTTGTTTCTTCCCTTTTTCAGCTTCATTAGACGCCTCATCATTCAATAACGAACCAAAATCCGCGCGCAGCTTTTGGAGTTTCAGCCTTAATTCCTCTATCTTCTCCTGTGGGATGGTACCGGTTGCCTCCGCCACTTTCAATTCAGCCTCGGCTGCTGATATCTGAGCCAAAAGCATTTCTTTATTATATTTTATCGTGAGTTTATAAAGGGCCTCCTTATATTTCTCTTCACTCATCTCGCCTTTCAGGTGGCTTTTTTCAAGCTCGTTCTGCTGTTCAGCAAGCCCTACCACAAATGCCTCCGCCTGCCGTGAAGCAGAATTCTCCATTCTTTTGATATCTTCATATGTCTGCCTGTTCAGCTCGTCTATGCGCTTTTTCTCGTATTTGTCCCTTACTGCCTGAAGATTCTCATAATTCCCCTTCATGGCGTTTATCTCAGCCTCTTCATCCAAATCTATCATTCGCATTCTCAACTCACGTTGCTCTTCGCTTCCCTCTTTGACTGCTTCTAATGTTATCTGTAACTTTTTCTTCTCCTGACTCAGATAGAAATCGATCTCTTTATTGGCAAGTTCTTCCTGCATCTTCTCAGCAAGGTTTTTACGGGTTTCATTTTCTTTCTCACTATTTCCTTTCACCTCTGCTATACGTTGCGTATAATTCAACCGAATACTCGCAAGTTCTTTTTCTAGACCTTCATCCATTAACTCCAATCTGCTCTGCTGATACGCCTTATCGATTCTAAGTTGTTCTTTACGTTGCTTCTCCAATTTCTTTTTTTGCTTGTCTGTTAAAGTCGTAGACGTTCCAGATGCATCATCAATAGAATTTGATATTTCCCTGATATCCGCAATCTGTTTTTCCAAAGAAGTCACTTTAGTTACTTTATCCAGATATTCATTCCAAGTTCTTGTCTGTTCTTTACCGAATTCGGCATTTGTCTTTTCCAATCCCAACGCCTGTTTGAAGAATGAAGCATCTTCCATATCTTTCCATAATTGCTGGTTCTCATTATAGAATTTATTCCTTAAAGACTGTTGCTTTGATAACTCCTGTTCAAGAACGGCAATTCTTTCATTTTTGGCTTTTTCCAACGCTGTCGTTTCGTCATCCCCAGCTTTTATATATTCATCTTTCAAACGGTTTATGGCAATAATCTCAGATTTTATGGATTCCTCCGCATAAGGGGATGCTGCTCTCTTGGCTGTTTCAACTTGCTTATCTGCAAGTTGTTCCGCACTCATTAGCCATTCATTTATTTTGCGTATGCCATTTGTTGCCATGTCGATAAAATCCTTCATGGCTCCGGTATTGTCCATTATAGTCAGCATCAAAGATTCCCAGGCTGATGATAAGTTATACAATGCGCCTTGTACATTGTTCCCCATAGTATCGGCCATTTTATTCAAGTCATCTTCCACTCCTGTAATCTGGTCACGGAGAGGAACGATCTTGTCTGATGCGGTCAGAAAGGCGTTAAAAGCTGCCACACTTCGTTTATCGGTCATTTCCAGTGTGGAATTCAGATCAATCCCTTGTTCTTTTAATCTTTTCAATCCGTCAACCAATTCCGGTAATGTCTTAACTGGTCCACCAAGAGCTTGTGCTAATTTACCACTGCCATCAGCCAAATTCAGTAATATATTCCGGGTGGCTGTAGCCGACATGGAAGCATCAAATCCTGCGTCTGCCAGTTTGCCCAATAAGGCCAATGTGTCTTCTATTGTGAAGTTGAAGGCCTTGGCAACAGGTCCGACGATGGGCATTGCTGTCTGAAGGTAGGAAAAGGAAAGGGCGCTCTTGGTTGTTGCGACAGCCATTGCGGATACGTACCGTTCCGTTTCTTCCGTATCAGCCCCGAACATACGTAGAGCCGCACCAGCCAAAGCAGCAGCTTCCGGCAATTCAGCACCAGTAGCCTGGGCAAATTTCAGCACTCCCTCGGTCATATCAAGTATCTCTGTCTTGGAAAAGCCTAATTTGGATAATTCTATTTGCAGGTTGGTCGCTTCTGAGGCGGTGTATTTTGTCGTTTCTCCCAAACGCCTAGCATCTGCTGTCAAGTCTTTTATCTCTCCTTTGGTCGTACCCAATATGGCTGCGAGTTTACTGTTTGCAGCTTCAAAGTCAATTGCCGTATTAATCCCCTGTTTAAATGCTCCTATTAGCTTCTGAATTCCTGTAATAACCGCTTGGGCTCCGACAAAGCCCTTGATCATTGAACCCACATTAGAAGCGACCTGTCTGGTTCCACCAGCAATACTAGTCTTGATTATTCCTCCAAACCCTTTTGCGACAATACCAAAGTTTTTCATTGAATCATTGCCGTTCTTCAATTCCACTATTGCCAGTTTTATCTGCTCCTTGTAATCGCCGACTGTCATTTTCGCCTGCACATACGCATCGCGATTCCTTTTTATATAATTAGTGTTCTGATTTATTGCCGAATTCAATTGCTGACGTATCTTCCCTTCTTTATCTTCCGCATCTGTCAAATCCTTCACAGCCTGACGTAATTGCTTATTTACGGCTTCAGCTTCAGCAATTGAATGGACTTCTTGTTTTGAAAGCTGTATCGCCTGTTCTGTAGTCAGTTTTTGTTTTTTCTGTTCCTGATTCAGTAGTTTTTGCTGGCGTAGACGCTCTGTCTGCGCCTTCTCAAGTTTCAATTCAGCTTCAGCATTAAGTTTCTTTGCTTTTGCGTCCTCTTGCGCATTCTTTACCGCCTGTTTGGTTACTTCATTAACTTGCTTAAGTGATTCCTTGTATTTTTTTTGCAAGTCGGCAAGTTTATTCTGGGTATCATGTAGTTTTTTTACTGTCTGCTCGTATTCCTTGCTTTTTTTATCCAATTCCGACAAATTTCCAGGACTTGCATTGATTTGAATCGCCAGTTTCGAAGCAAAATCCGCATAACTATTGGATGTTCTCTTAAAATCATCATCCAATGTTTTCAAATCCTTAGAAAGTTTTTCAAGCTTTGTAAATATACTGGACGAGATTTCATCCGTGATTTTAAATTCTGCTCCTGCCATAGTCTTTTCGTAAGTTTTGGGTGATACATGACTTCATGCACCTTCTAAGAGCAAAGATAGTGATTTTATTGATATTATGAAGGTGAGGAAATAAAAAAGGGAGAAGCAAAAACTTCTCCCCATAAGAACTTACCATCCAATTTGTTTGAACGGATCTATATCTATATATTCTTGATATATTTTAGGGTCAGATCCGAATCTATAAGAAACAAGGAATCTTAATTTCGGGAAATCGTACTCATGTATCACATAAATACCGAACAAAGAAGTCATGTTTATTATTTTAGTGGAGAATTGAACTATGTCGGATGGAGTGCCTATATTATCAGCTAAAGCCAATACGCGATTACTGCTATCGACAAGACTAGCCCCTAATACCTCAACCCCTTTGCTATTTTGAATAGTTCCAGCAAAAGACATCATAAGAGCATCTGAATTCTGATTTATAAGCTTAAATCCCCCTTGAGTTATGCATCTTTTTACAGTTATATTCACAATAGTGTGCAACAAGCTGTACCGGTCATATATATCTATTCTACTTGTGCCTTCATTGGAATTTGCGATCAAATATCCATCAACAATAGACACAACGCTTTCGTTGCTTGAGGTTATGAAAACATCTCCTAAATATGCGTTTTCCGGGATAGAACCAAATTTTATCTTTGTCTTATATCCAAATGTCCAATTTGTTTCAGATGACATTTGAGCTGTACCATCCATAAGCATGATTTGTCTCGCTTCAATCTTCACTGTAACGTTAATTGACGCACTTACATTTGCAAGTTTGCTCTTCGCTACAACCTTTGCCTCTCCGTTTCCAACAACTTTCAGCACTCCATTTGATACGGTGACTACATTCGTATTGCTAGAGGTCCATTCAAGATCTTTTTCTGTACATTCTACAGGAGAGAATACAGGAGTCATGATAAAGTCAGAATTACTATCAAGTACAATGCTTTCTCCTTCTTTAAATGTGATTTTTGAAGGAAGAATCCGGATTGACTTTTGCTTTACTGTATATTCAAAATACTTACCTTCTCCACTGAATACAATCTTTCCTACTCTTTCTGATCCAGTTTCATTCTTGGATAACATAAACTGGTATGATCTGTCAGACAAAGCTCGTCCTTTTGATGCGATAGTTATCCATTCAGGGGTATCTATGGAAGGATTATCTATATTCGTCTTTATATCTACTGTTATATTCTGCTTTTCACCGTCAAACTCGCCACATTCGTTTTCGGATATTATCCCTTTATTTTCTTTCTGGGTGATCTTTACTTTTGATATGGAAGAACCATCTTGACTTACAGCTGTTATAACTGTATACCTGTCAGAATAGGTTGTATTTTCCTTTATGGTCAAACGTATATATGTCAGTTCGGAAGGGGAATCACTAGGTGGTGCTATATTAATCCAGTCTACACCATCAGAAAGAATTTCATAGTGACAATTAGCGGTAATATCTATGACATATCCATTAGATTCTGGACCTACTTCCAACTCGGATTTATCAAATTCCACATACTGATTATCTTCGTCTGATGAGCAGGAAAACAACAATGGAAGGATTAGTGATAAAATAGTAAATACTTTTTTCATATAGTTATAATAATTTGGTTATTTTCAGCAAAGTAATATACTTTTAAAATCAAATCAAAACATTACGACATATTTGTTTACAATTTAGAATACTGTCTAAATAAATTATAAACATAGCATTTCAATCTTCATGTTTAAATTTCACCTTCTCACTTCTTTTCCCAGTGCATACAATCAGTTTGAGATGTTTGCCGTATATCCGTTCAAGTCTATTATTTTGTTCTTCCATTTTTTGAAGTATAATTTCAAGTTTATCTATTGTTTTCATAGTCTTTTTATTCGTGTTGCGAATCGCAACTGTTATGGATGTAAAGAGTCTGCCCACCTCGTAAAATAAGGTGGGAAAGACTTGATTAATATGTAAGATTTAAATTAGGCTATTTTCATCAATTTTCCGTCAGAACGTTTGCCACCAAACAGGTAATTGATGTATGCAAGCCCTTTCTGTGTGCATAGCACAACCATCACGACAAAGCCCGGATGATTATCTCTTGGGATAGGCTTTTCTTTCATCTCAAAGTAGCCTGCATCAATATATTTCTGTTTTGGCTCATTCCTGTTAGCAAAGAATACTCCTGCTTCACGAAGCTTCTTGAACAAGGTATTTCGTCCGAATGGTAAGCCGAGTATCTTGGCAGCCTGTCCTATATCACATTTGCCTTCCATCGCAAAGGCTTTGTCGGCAAAGTCAGCTTTGGGCTGGAGCTTCTCTATCTTAGCATCTTTCTGTTCGATTTGCTTTTTCTGTTGCTCCGATTCAATACGCATCCGTTCTTTCTCCTTTTCAGAAGCTACCAAAGCCTCCAATGCTTCAATGTAGGTGCTAGGAGTTTGAAAATTCCCGTTTTGTTTGTCCCTTTCCAATTCTTCCCAACGATCTATAATCTTTTCCCTGAGTTTTGCATCGTATCCGCTGGCAAGGATTAGGCAACCTTTCTTTGTAAGTTCATAACAAGGTCTTTTCTCACCCTTTTTATCGGTGTATTCAACCTCCACAAAATTGTGGGCGTTTACTCCTTGATTAAGTAAGTTTCTGATGTCACGTAAGATAGCATCATGTCGCTTTCCAGTGAGTTCAGCTATTTCAAGTGAACTCATCGTTTCTTTGTATAAAATTAAATCTGTCATAACTTGTAGCATTTAAAAGTTATTTATGAAGGCAATAGGCAAACAAAAAGCGGTTACCATATACGCTGCTACAAGTTGATAGTCTACCCCGAAGAGCACACAATAACTTACGTATAGGCAACCGCCAATATCCTAAAGTATGAGCATAAAAAATACCCATATAAAATATGAGCAACTTAACCGCTTGCTCTGCGAGATAGATAATTCTATCAACTTGTAGCACTGCAAAGGTACGCAAACTTTCCATACTACCAAACGAAAACAATATTTTTTTGAAGGCTATTTTTTGAAGATCCTCCACTGAACATCCCAACTTATCTGCTACTTCATCAAATGTTAAGCTATTATTCATTTTTATTTCCATGATCATGCAGCCATTAAAGATTTAAACTTATTCAGAAAATACACCTGACCTTTACCTGTAACGTAACAGGTATGTTTTATAAAAATGGGATTTTCACCCGATACTATCGGTCTTTCTTTAACGAAGAACAATCCCATTTCTGCCGCCCTCTGTGTAGGCATATAGTCATTTATATATTTATTCTTCGATCTGCTGTATCGCTGCCTTCTGATAAGGAACTTGTTCTCTACCATCCATTCATAAAGCCTTATTTCTCCAATCTTATATCCGTTTTGGGTGATAAGTTTCGCAAGATCTCCTATGAGAATATTGGTAGACGAACTTGTAAAACATTCTTTGAAAACTACAGCGAGTTTTGTTTCTTCTATAATAGACTGCTTCTCTTGTTCCTTCTTCTGCACTTCCAATGCCAATCGTTGCTTTTCCTCCCGTTCGCTCTTTAACTGTGTAGCTAGACTGATAACCAAGTCTGGATTATTAATCATTTGTTCAAGTGTTGGCTGTGTGGCGGTCATGCCGTATTGAAGCAACTCTTTGATACGCTTATTACACCATATAGCGAATGATGGAGATAACCAACGGGCAAATTCCAATGCAACATCTTCGTGAAGCCATGTGCCTTGTTCGTTATTACCACCTTTAACTACTTGAATTAGTGCCGATATGGGAATATGCATATCGGCTGAAAGTGCTTCTGTGAACTCGGTAGTAGCTTTCAATCTAAGCCAATCCCCTACTAATTTACCAAACGGCTTTGCCATTTCTGTGGCATTACCATAACACTATCGCCTTTCTGAAAGGTAATAGGACTTCCGTTGTATTGGAAGATTTGATTTTCATTCAACTGTCGCATAATAATGAAAATTAAAAGTTAATAAATAAAGAAAGCAGAGAATTTCTCCAACTTGCGACAGTTCCATATCGGCTTTGGGGCGAATATGTACGGAGAAACCTCTGCTTATATTTTAAGCAATACTTCAATATCGGGCATAAAAAATTCCCAATCCGAATATGATAATAAAACTGTCGCACTGCAAAGTTACAACATTTTTTCAAACAAACAAATAATGAAAATATATTTTTCATTGTTATTTTCACACACATAATATCCATCTTTCTAATGACTTTCAACACGCCACAATATGCCTTACCTGTAATTTCTGCAATTTGCAGTGAACTTATTGTTCTTTTTTCGCCATTTTCCCCATCAATAGGTACTAACTTATTAAAATTTTCCATATCTTTGCGATATAAGATTAATATTGTTCCCCGTTGGCGGCTCAGTCACTTCCGCCTTCGGGGATTTATTTTGACTGATTGTAGCAGGTGGGGAATCGAACCTCATTGTGCCATTATTCACTCCTGCTTTCCTCCCTTATACTATCCACGCTTGGAATCGTATAAAAAGAAAGTTCCGTAATAGGTGCAAGCTACTACGGAACAGTCATATATAAACTCCAATAGGAGAATATTTAATCAACATCAAGTAACGCTTTGCACTTGTTACAGATACAAAGGTAAATGATGTTTTTATCTTATACAATGGTATGAATATTAAACAAAAGACAATATCAATTAATAGTAATACTAAGTAACGCATAGTAATATATAGTAACGCAATTATTAAATATCACATTCGCAATTTAGACAAAATCTAAATTATAACATAATTGATAGTTTTGTTTTTCAATAAAAAAATAAATGTCTTTTTTTGCACAAAACATTTGTAACAAACGAACTGTTTTTAGATATAAGCATCATTAATCATGGGAATATAATATGGCTGAAAAAAAACAAAGTTACACAGAGGAAGAATTGAATGAAATGATTGCATGGTTTAATGATCATGCTAACCAACTTCCCAAAACAATGCAAATTAACAAATCTGCGTTCACTCCAGATTTAGTCCTCACTATCGAAAGCTGCATCATGCAGGCGAAACAAAATTTAGGAAATTACAAGATGGAAGGATCATTCTTGCTTCTAAGGCAAATAAGAGCCAATATTGAAAAAGGAGAAAACGATCTTTTGTAGATCCGTCCTTTACATAGATAGCGGTAATCCTTCCGGATGTCCGCTATCATTTCACGGAAATATGAATTCAATAAACTCGCCTGACCAGTTTTCACCTTCACGACAGAATTTATACACATCTCCAACCTTGTATAATATATAAACACATTCATCCATAACAGCAGCCTTCTCTGCGATTGAACGCATATGTTCCATCTCCCTCATTGACTTATTTCCTTGGCACAAGCAGTTTTTCATAGTTCGCACCTCCTTATAAATTTCTCAATAGAGGGCATAAGCCTGTACGTAACATAATGCCTCCTTGCTTTGGAGCTTACCTTGAAAATTTTATAGCCATATTTCTTCTCAATATCAGAACCAAAAGAAACGCCATAGCTGGCAATCCTTATACCATTTGATATTGGTATTGCCGTGATGGAACTATAAAAATCTCCACGTATGATAAGGTTTGGAGTATTGTTCCCTCTTGCAGAAAAACCCAGATATGAAGGTTTCGGTTTCTGTATCTTTGTCTTCCAATTTTTATAGCGTTCGGCGTTTTTCTTCCAATGCTCTCCATAAGTTTTTTTAAAGTATGGGTCCTCAGTATATCCAGGGATCAAAGGATTTTCATCTCCATCAACACCACTATATAGCTGTTCTCGTACATATTCCTCAAACTGAGGAGCATCCTTTTCCATCTTATCCCTTATCATTGGCTGAATGCCATCAGCCAATTTCTTCCAACATCTCGCGTATTCCTCCAATGTCATAGCAAAAACGGGGGATCAATCTCCCCCGCCTCCTAAATTACTGTTATTGATAATTCTATTATATACGGAAACCAGCCTTGATTTCCGCCTTTCTCTAGAAATGTCCTTCCAGAATACATCTATATTCTGAGCGACAAACTCATCCAATGAAAGTTTGGCCACCTCGGACTCTATAAATGTGACTCCATTAATTCTCATTGTACCCATTGTTCAATCCCAATGACCCCATTAGCCTGTAAAATAGAAGGAGATTTAAGCACCGGTACACCTCCTGTCGCTGTAAGCACACCGTTACTGTATTCCAGTGCTGACGCACCAGAAACGACTGTTGAAGCCTTCTCAGACAATACAGCGCCATAATATGCAGTAAGGTCTGTGCGGTCATAGTGATCCACGAGTTTATATGTATTCTCAGGAGATGTCATTTTCACAAATTCAACATAATTCAATCCCTTGAGAACATTTTCCAAATTTACACCCGATTGTTTTACAGACATGTTTTTCATCATCTTCTCCGTATCGGAATACATTGCATTAAACGCAAGATAAGCCTTTTGTCCGCTTGAGTCATAAGTCTGCCCTGTAGGGTAAACCCCTGACAAATCGAATCCTGCAAGCTCGTCTGTTCCGTCATCCTCTCCGTAGATAACATTATTCTTGTCAAAAACATACATATCAAACAATGTATCCTTGTTGGCTACAAGATTAGCTTGTAAAGCTAGATTAAACTTACGCAACGTGAATGTATCCGTCCTTGCCGAATAGCCCGTTATTTCCGAACCGGCATAACCATTTTCCGATGTATTGGGTTCACCACCGCTTACCGCATATTCCGAAAATCCTGTAATAGGATAAATTCTGTCCGGATAATCAGCATGGCAAGCCTCTTCCAAAGCATCAGCAGTCAGTTCCTTTGGCAGTTTTTTGCCATGAATGACCAATATAACACCTGCTACCTTGTCCGGTTGCAGGGGGCAGTAATTCATTCCAGTATTAAATCCGGACGTGCTGCCACACTCTCTAATATCTGTTCGCATAACAATTCTGATTTTTAACTGTTAAATCCAAATTCTTTATTTCAATAGCATCTATCTTTTCGCCAACTTCCTTACCGTCAACATCAACAGCACCACGTCTTCCAAAACTATAATTTTCTGAATATGTATGGCTTACAATACCGGAGTAACCGAAATCAAATTTATCACATTTTTTTAACTCTTCTATGAATCCGTAATACAAAGGTCGAAGAATACCTTCAAAAGATATCTCACGACGTTGTTCATTTGTATACTTTTCCAATGTATTGGTAGCGATTATTATGTTTACAGATGCCTTACAAAAATAATCCTCACTATCCCTTTCCTCGTCTAAGGGAACATACAGCCCTATCATTGGGAATTTTCCCAATGCTGTCACCCTGCTTTTCCCAAGAAGAAGAAGTGTTTCCCTTATATAAGAACTGTCACCATATATGTAATTTATCTGTTGATCCATTCTTTTTGACAAGGAAGCACATACATCTGATATTATATCGATTATCATATTCCAAGAGAATTAATTGTTTCCAACAATTCGAAATCGGTGGCGATATCCGGATAGTCCGCTTTATTTGATTTAAGCCACCTCACAAGTCTGATATTCATTCTTACCATGTCATTCCATGCGAATATCATTTTCCTTTCTGGACTTACAAGACGGCCGTCATCTTCGTCAGCCTTCACACCTGTAATAGTTGCCTGTGCATGATTATGTCTCAAATAATGAAAATATATATAGTTGGCAATAGGGGATTTGGAAACCTCACTATCACCATCACTATATCTCACGACAAGACGCGCTATAAGATCATCCCATCTTTTTTCCTTCGTTTTCCTTTCGTTGGCAATATATGATGAGAATTCCTCATACAACTTCTCTCCAAGGAGTTTTCCCAGATATTCCGACTCATATTGCATTACAAAGCCTTGAAGGCTGGCAACTATCGCCTTATTAGTCTCAGAGGGAGTATGTATATTCAATACAGCACCCTCAATATCAAGAATACCTCCTTGAAAAAAAGTATAATCCACTAACATTACACAATATCTTTGAGGTTCTTCTTTTTATTGAACAAGTCTTCAGCACCGATTTTCTTAGCGTCCTCTATCAATTCCGTAGGAACGGTGGCAACACGCCCATCTTGGAAGAACTTAGCTGCAAGTAACATATTAACACTTACCTTATCACCTTTTTTATAAGAAGCTCCGTCCTTTGCGAACTCAACCTCATAAGTTTTAGTCAAATTTACCTTCATAGCATATATAAATTTATCCGCCGACAGTGACGGGGGTTATAGCTTCAATAACGGTTGCAATCTTATCCTTGACAAAAGCTGTTTTATATTGTTTTTTGATATAAACCATCAATCGTTTCTCACCAAGGATAGTCACCATATTTTTAGTGAAATCATCATTTTCCCACCCAAGTGTAATGGTAAGGACCCATACATCACGGATGTTAAGATAGTTAAAATCTCCAACCCAAATATCACCTTGTTTGATCGCAGTGCTGGTTTCCACTCTCAGACCTTGAATCAGTTCATCACCAATACGGAAAGGACGAAGATATTGCCCATTAACATCCTTAGTCAACTGCATTTGTGCATAGTCAAGAGGATGCATGAGCACAAGGTTTGGGCGATAAGCCATATTGGACATTGACACAATCTGTGTATACATACCAACAATAACATCATAAGTGTTGGGCTTATCTACTTTCAGAGTTGTCAAGGAGAATGTAGGTATATCACTCCCAATCCCTTTAATCTGACCACCAGAACCAGTACCAGACAGAATACCTTCTTCTTCTTTCAAACCAATACGATTGATAATCTCAGCCCTAACCTCCGCAACCAACTGAGGCAAATCAGATAATGTTTCTTCGGTTACTTTTGTGCCAAGAGCCACTTTGCCAGCATTGATAGTAACTTCTGACAATGTACCGCTCATCATAGGCTTAAGACCGCCTTCTGGAACCCATTCGGCTTCTTCTTCACCCGGATTGAACTCCGCATAAGTTAATGATCGTGTAGATATTGCTGCCACATTGGCAAATTTACGGATTACAGTCTGAGAACGCGGATCAACAGATAACTGACTATCAATTGTCATGTTATAATGTGGTGCCACACCTGTACTCTTCAAGGGCTCAACATCCTTTTTGCTCATAACAAGTGTAAGGCTTTTCTTGAATCCAGGAGACTGCTTACAAGCTGTTTTCAAGTCCACGGATTTCTCTCCATGTTTGCCTACAGTAATGAAATCCTTCAATTGCTCTTCAATCTGCTGGTCTACAGATTTGAAAACCGTTTCCCCATCTTCATTCTTATGCATTGCACCCTTCATGCGAACAATTATCTCTTTCATCTCACCAAGTTCCTTACGCACTGTTTCCAATTCCTTTTCGGAGTCTATCTTTTGAGTAACCTCATTTAATTTATCCTCAAAAGTTTTTTTGTCGATAGTATCGTTCATGAAATCACCTACAGTAGCGTTTATTGCGTCCTGCAACGCCTGTAATGACTTCACGGAAACCTCATCCATTCCCGACAAATCAATTTTGCTTAAAAAGTCAAATTTCATACTTCTTTAAGTTTTAAAGGTTTTGTAAATATTTTTATTTTTTTATCGGCTCCCTCTTCATCAAGTGGCTTGCCTGCCGGCTTGTATCGAGCGAGTGACATCGCTTTTCTTATTAACGTTTGAACTTCCTCTCTCTTCCTTATTGGAAGTCCTTTACATACATCACTTATTTCAACCGGAAGTGATTCCAACGCACTTTCATATTCTTCTGCCGATTTCAGACCAAGATATTCAGTTTCCCCGTTACATCCTATGGACACTACGGATATCTCATATAGAATGACTTCCTTTACAACCAAACAGTCACGTTCCCTATCATATTCACATTTTTCCCATACATAACTATAACCTATAGAGAACTGGTTCAAAGTTCCACTTTCAAGCTGTTTCAACGCTTGATTCCCTCTTTCCACATCATCAATAGACGCTTCAAAGTAAAGCCCTTTCTCATCTTCTTGCAGAAGCGTAATGCGTCCTATAGGTTCATGCATGTCATGCATCCACAACATGATAATCTTATCATTAGCAGAACTTTCCGGACCTCTCTCCTGTATACTTTTTGAGAAACATCCTTTCAAGAGCATATCACCGAACTTATCAATGTTATTGAAAATTGCGGCATAACCACTGATAGTTCTGCTGCCAGAATCATATTGTATCTCCTTTGCATAAAAAGATAAGGATTTATACTGCTTCCCCAGCCTGTCCTTGTATTTGCTTGTCTCCATCATTATTTATTTCTATTTTAAATTCCCCTTTTGGGTTATCCGGATCAATATCTGTAAAATTAGACATCTCAGTTCTTGCCTCCTCAAAAGTAATCAGCCGGTTGTTATACAATGAAGCTATAGCATTAGAGGCTGTAGACAAGGCATCCGCCAACTCTTTCATGTCCTTTTGAAGACAAGCGACATGAGTAAAGTCCATTTTGATTATTGCTCTGTCCTTACATATAGCATTAGTCAAAGCCTCTGTTATACATTCACTGTCAGGAATAATAAGATCCTGATATGCCGCTTTCTTTGCCTGAGAAGAGTTATCATAAGTACTTCCTTGTATAATCAGATTGGCGTCAAAACCTATGGTCTGAGCTATCGCCTCCAAACACGCCTTATCTTCCTCATGAAGCTTCAATTGTTCCGTATTTGATCCTAATGTAATCCATCCCAGTTTCTTAGGAGTCACCATGATTTCATACAACTTATGCACTATGCCATATTTCCTTTTAAAATCATTCTGCAATTTTTGGGATTCAGACGGAGTAATGGCGGCATTCCCTACATCAGTCGTATCATTCCCGTACAATATCCCTTTTGGACCTCCATTAACTATAAGATTTCCTCTCCCTATCAGTTGAGCCATATAGTTTCGCGTATGCGAAGATAATGCGTCTACAGGGGAATGGAAGGCAATTTTCCCTCCATTATTGCTTGGAATATCCATTATTGAATCGTATATGACAAAATATTCCTCATCCCCAAGCTCTATATTTACATCTCCCCAACGTATATATACCCTTTTAGCAATTGAAGAAAGTTCTGTCTGAGTAAATGGGTCTTTACCGAATGATTCCATATAAAATAATTCGGGAGGTATTACCATCATGGATTTAGGCAGGTCGGATTTTAAAGCTCTCAATGTATAAATAGGGCAAAATCCGAAACATTTTAAGGATATCTCAACCTGTTTTATAAAGGAACGCCCACTCTGTATTATATTTGGACGATTTAAGAGAGTCACAATATCTTTAAAACTCCTCTTTTCATTCCCGTTCATATCTGTCACGTAATATCTTCCGTTCTGAATCATTCTTCCGCAATGATCTAGAACCATTGCAAACGGCCAACATTCATGCAAGGCTCTTGCTTTCCCCTCAACAGTAGACATATCGTAATCTATATTTCCTTTATTGCCAGGAAACAGGCTCTCTACCCATTTAGGTACATAAATAAAATTACCCCCATCATCCTTACCATGATAGGTGGCTTCATCATACATATCCTTATTTGACTTCTTTAAAGAAGGTATCTTAAACCAGTGTCTCATATACAACAATAAAGGCAACCGCCGTTATAATACAGCAATTGCCTCCACAGTGATCACGTTCTAAAAGTGGGTATGGTGCAACTTCACACCATGAAGGCAATTGCCTGTTACAAAGGAACAAATTAATTTATTAATTAACAAGTAATTCAAATATTATTTTCGTTTAATATAAATTAAAATAATAAACTTCCAATTTATATACTCTAAAAATACCCATATTAAAAAAAGACCAACATTTTTTGTACAACATCCGATATTTTTTTGCCAAAGTTTTGATATATCTTAAAAATATACCAATTATATATTATATTTTTTCGATACGTAATAAGACAGTGCTGCTACAGAATAAATTGCAGCGCAATCATCTGAACCATTATAGTCCAATACTCCATCCATAAACTCATTGTATTGCGGTATCTTGTCATAGTCTGAACGGAACATCACATTATTTTTGATAAAATCCAAAAAAGCAGATATCCTAGCGTCTGCTCCCATATTTTTATGTATGATTCTGACATCATATCTATCCCTTAAGCCCCGTGCTATAGGAAAATAATTTTTTTCACTTTCAAACAAGATCTCCGCAGGAGATATCCCTTCTAAAAATGACAGAAGAACATTTTCATCAAATGAACTTATATATGTCACATTATCGATATATATTCGCTCATTTACATAACATGAAACCATAATAAACTTTCCGGCATATTCGGGAAGAACATATACAAGTCTTGTCCCCTGAATATTTTTAGATATATCATAATATCTCATATCTTTATTTTCCTGCTTAATTTTACTTCGTTTTCTTTTTAAGGAGAAACGAGTATATTCATCCTTAAACACCCATACGGTAATATAACGTAAGCAGTCGCAAATGTGCCCGTACTTCTCATAAGACTGCCCCGTAACCTTATCCTTAACTCTCGTCTTCAACATTCCACCGTTAACATCCTTCTTGGCATTATTATAATCAACAACTGAATTCTTACATCCGTCATCTACTGAAAAACACATTCCGGAACCACCATCAAGCATGTAATTGACAAACTCACCAGACATGGGCACGGACGGATTAGAATATGGTATCCTTTCTTCGACATGGTAAGTACCTTCCAGCCCTTCTACGAACTTGTCAAGGAATGACCTCTTTTCATCATCTATAGTATTCCCATTCCTTGTTGAAGCGTCACCATATAAATACAGCATATCATTGTATCTGATTGACCGCAGATAATCAACAGCCATCCGAGATGCATGCGTTACTGTGTTAAAGGGATCACCGGCACATATCTCATTAAACTGCCTTATATGACTTCCGTCCACTTGATAAAAACAAATCGAAATATAGGGAAGAACATTGTTATCAATAGAAATATGCACAGGAAGTCCCTTGATATATCGTGTTGTTTTAATATGCCTATTAGAATCGAAAGCATATAGAAACTCACCCCCCGTCTTAATACTACCCCATTCACCCAGCGCATATACCCGGTAATAGTTGTAATCATGTTCCTTGTACCATTGATAATTGGATATTGTCTGCCTGTCATAATATCCATATTTACCGTCCGGAGAACCAACCACCCAAAAATTATTTTTATAAGACGAATGCAGTTCTATTGTATCCGATGGGTACTTTTCCAGCTTTCCTGTACGTTCATTGGCGATCATTCTAGGTTTGCAACCCCGTTTCCCTAATATTGTGCTGTATGCCTTTGGCAAAGAACTTTTAGTAAGAGGATTTTTCACTTCGCCATATAGTTCATTTGGAAGATCGTCCCATTCATAAGTATCAAGAATTTTCGTTTTAATCCATGAATCCTCAGATACAGGATTAAAATTGCATATTATCTGCAACCCTTCCTTACCTCTAAGACGGAAACGTATCTGAGTAAAATCTTCATATTCGAACTCGGTTGCTTCTTCCATCACTATCCAACGATATCCAGTGATAGACTTTATTTTTTCAGGATCATCAAGCCCTGTAAAGTCAATTTTACAACCATTTACACAAGTTATATTATTTTCCTTAGGCACAAAGAACTGACTCAGTTGAAGAGCCTTTAGTTGGGTCTTAAACTCTTCATACACTGTATTCCTCAGACTAGCTCCCACTTTTCTTACAACAAGAGCCGAACCTTCGCAAGAAAATACAGACAACAACACAGCCTGTGTCGTAGATACAGATTTTCCCGATGAAGAACCACCTCTGTTTATAATGTACCTGATATTCTTGTCATGCATAGCCTTACGGATATGCCAAAACAGAGGATTGAACAACTTATGTGAGAATACCATCTCTATCATCACTCGTCCCCAATTATCATGCGCACATTAGTACTGACATCACTTTTTACCGGAGCATCCCATCCAAGCATCTTGCTTATCTGTGTAATGGCGGCTATCTTGCTGTATAGCCGTATCTCCACTCCATATTGAGTGTTCTTAATTGACTGTATGCATAGACGGACGGATTTCGGAATATTCTCAACAGACTTTACCATATATGTATCTTTACCAGAGGACAGCAGATCTATCGGATCAACATTCACCACGCTTGCAAGAAAGCGAAGCACATCATCCTTCTTCATATCAAACCTCTCGCAAGCCTCAACCTGAAGCTCATTCAACCGGGAGGCCACATCTGAATTTTTAAGAAGGTCAAACGCACGTTTGCGCACAGTTCCGTCCTTCCAATTCACACTGCACGGATAAGCTTTCCGATACGCCTCTGATGCGTTACCCGTTTCTATATAATAGTGGCAAAATTTTTCTCTATTTATTACAAGTTTCTTTTTCATAAAAGTCTTTTCGTCCGAAGAACGTACCGCGCTCCTTTACACGGGATCATTACAATTCAAAGTTACAGAAAATATGAATAAAACAAAAAACATACCATTTAATTCATGTACCCTAAAAGCACCCTAAATTCATTGCTAAAATTCAAGTTTAAGCTCATTCACAGGATTAACTTTCTTTTTTCCACTTTTCGCTTTCCGATATACATCGTCAATCAATGATTTAAGCTCGTTGATGTAGCTTTCAAGGAATGTTGCAGGCATCCCTTTCTCTTTTTAAAACCTGCCATTCCTATCTACCATTCTCTTTTCAGCATCAGTGGCTTGTCTTTTGGGAAATTTCCCATGCCACTTCCCCGGTATCATACGCGGATTTTCCCCTTTACTGTCAAATATCAATCTCCCACACTCCGAGCACAACGGTTTTCCTTCAAACTCCTTTATGCTTGCATCATACTCTATGGGAAAGATTTTATGTACAACAGGCCAATAATCCGATGTGGCTGTATTCTCAACACAACCACATTTGCTACAAATAAACAGTGGCATAATCAATATCTTTTTCCGTTCAACATAGGTCTTAATTCATTGTATCGCATCTTCTGCTCAATGAACCACTCAATATCTATACAGTTGAAGCGACAATAGACAAATATTTGCTCTATAACGTTGTATATCCTTATGTCCAACGGAGAACATTCATCTAACAACTCTTGACATAAGAAATAGGCAAATTCGGGAATAGGCTCTTTGAAATCCTCTTCATCCCATCCCGGTGCATCTATACTATCCAATGTAGGAAGATAAATTTGTTTCAGTCCGACAAGATCAAGGCAACGAATCACAGTGTCACTTAATTCATCTTCGTATGAATCTTTGATATATTTTTCAAAACAATACTTGAAATTGACATCATCGTGCGGTTCTTCATCCTCATAAGAAGACTTGAAAGATTCTCTGTCGGCATGTTTCCCTTTTCTATCTGCTTCCACAGCTTCCATAAGCTCGGAAATGACAAGACAAAGAAGATGTTCATTACTCAGCTCCTTATCATGGAAACCGTGCTCACAGGCTGTCTTATAAGCCCTATCACGAAGGGCGTTCAAATTAATATTATCCATAATCATATCAGTTTTAATGCTTCCTGTAATCCGGTTTCAAGTGCTTCTTCATAAGTGTCCCATTCACCACCATCATTAGGTCCTTCATAAACAGAACTAGTTATATGAGTTCCATTGTCAGCTTTAGAGATTTCGTATCCATAGCCACAAGCACAGTTATATAC